AATTTACTTTCAGAACCATCTTTATGTTTTACATATATAAATGCGGTTGATTTAGCAATAGTATCATCAAAATCAAATACTCTAAGGATTCTACCACCCTCATTGATTTTAGATTCTATTACTTGAGAGTTAGGTCTAGCATTATAGTTATTACCACCATCTTTTCTTATAACAGGCAGTCCAGCAGTTTTAGGATTGTTATCATGTCCACATTCGTGGCATATGTATAAATCATCACCACCATCTTCAATTTTCCAATTGTGGTCACATTCATCACATTCTATTGTATTACCTACAACAGCTTCAGTTAATCCAAATACTTTATTTATAAAATCTACTTTTCTCATTATACCCTAATATACAACTTTTATTTGAATTATCCAAATATTTTATGTTAAAGTTTGTTAAATTATCTTGTAAACAATATGTTAATTGAATAAATTATTAATCCAGATACTAATAGTTTCATTATTGGGTCATGTTGTTCACTTACAACTTCTTTTTTTGGTTCTCTATCAGCTGTGTTTTTTGTTGAACCACATCCAAATAACAATGTACTAACTAAAAATACTGATACAACTTTCTTTTTCATAATAAACCTTTCGTTTGATATTATTTTTCTCTTATCGTTGGTGATGGGTGATTCTTATCAATACACCTACCATCTAATGTTGTTGGATTTTTACATTTATTACCGAATCTATCAAAATAGATTTCTTTTATTTCTTCTTTAGGTAGTATTCTGAATTTAAGGAGTGGTCTACCATTAATTGTGATATCACCCTTTTCATTCTTATCTATCGATTTTACTACTATTCTTTTATTTTTGAATTTACCACCCAATACAGTATCACCTACTTTTATTGGTATGTTTATGTTTTCTTTTAACCTTTCACTCAAATCTAACGCAATGAGTTTGTATATCTCAATTGCCTTATCCCTCTTCAAATGTAATGTAAATGTTGGTATCTGTACATCTTTACCAAACTTTAACAACATAGCACCCCATCTATGGTGACCATCTATAATGTAGTTATCTTTAGATATGATTATAGGTTTCATATCAGTTGGTTTATTATATTTCTTAGATATACCTAATACCTTAGATTTTATGAGTTCTTTTTGAGAAGCTTTTAAACTTCCAACCTTACTCATACCTTTAGTTACCTTTACTTTAGATTTGGCAATAGAAAGTGCCTTACTCAAATTTTGAGTATTCACTTGTGGCATATCTTTTCTACTATATAAAGGCATATATTATTTTCCTATACCATTGAGGTAAACTTTAATTGTTAAACAATTGTCTACAAGACTTGTTTTCTGAATTAACCCAACCATCAACATTATTTATTCATCACTTTTTTAAGTGATTCAAATGTCATCGGATTATCAGAATCATCAACTTCTTTAAGGGACTCTATGACCCTTTCTATCTCTTGTTTTACTATTTCTTTAACTTTTTGTTTACTTCCTTCAGTTATGGTTTTATTACCATATTTGTTTTCAAGAAGATTCATAAGTTTTTCTATTCTATCCATTACAATCCTCTTTGATTAAAACTAGCCTTTTGGACTAATTTATTTCTTCGTTGTTGTTCAAGTTTAAATTGACGTAATCCTTCATTCATATCCTTTTCGTATAGGGATTTGTTCTGAGGATTACCAATCCAATCTTTCCAACCATATTCTCTTATATTGTTCATACGGTTATAAATATGTAATTATTTGGAATAAAGGTTATTTACTACGATTTCCTTTATGAGAATCTATTCTATCTAAGATTTGATTGAGTAATTCATTCTTAATAAAACCACCCATTGATGCGTTTTTAAGAGCTGATATCATTTGGAATACCATAAATGGTGCTAAGATTGTTTCCGATAACCAAGATGTACCATCGAATCCTAATTCTATAGATAATACTGCTGTTAGGATTAATTCCCAAGCGAATATGTTTTTAAGAACTCTGAGAGCTTTATAGGTCTTAAACCCTTCTCTTTTCATTCCTGCGATTACTCCGAAGAATCCATCCAACAGTAGAACAGAAAGTACTGCCATATATTGTTCTGAATTTCCCATTGTTAAATTCATTAGGTATGTACCAATAAATGCACATACGGATGACAGACCTAACCCTGCCATTAGGTAGCTATTTTTTAGTAATATCATTTTCTCTTCCGCTATTTCCACTTGTTTTGTATTCTGTTGTGTAGTTATTTTGCGAACTTCTCAATTCCCGCAATTCCGAAACATCCTAATGTAATCCATACGAATGAGTTATATATAAACTCGTTGATTACTAAATCTTTTCCGAAATATCCTGTTGTTAAATCAACGATTGCGAATACAGTCATTACTGCGAATGACATGAATCCGATTACGTTCTTTTCATTGATGTTATTATCATCTTTAAATATATTACCGAATGCCATAATTTTTCTCCAAATCCATTTCATGAACGTAACTCCTTTGTTTGTTTATACATATAGTGAATGTTAAAATCCACTCATTATTATTTCATCTATTTTTTCTTGTACTTCTTCTCTCGTTGCCGACATATGAAAACTAATATCTGCCTGATATCGTTTCTTTTCTTCATCGTACTGAAGTATTAATATTGTTGGTACTACTACGATTTTCCACTTCTGTTGTAGTTTGGGTTTCTTAGCTATATCAATGAATTCTATCTCAACCTCTTCTAAATCTTCAATCCATTCTACATCATTAGTACTATTCCACCCTGCATTGAAATGATATACTACAACCTGTGCTCCTAAAAGGTTAGTTAGTAGTAAAAACATTGGTATTAACAAAAACTTTTTCATAGTTATCCCTTATCTAAGTTTATCTATTTTTTCTTCCAGTCGTTTGAAATCTTCTTTCAATTCCTTAACATCCTCTTGAGTAGTCATAATTGTTTGTCTAATCAATTGGTCTTTCATATCATATTCCATACGAGTAACATCTGGTGGTAGTGGTGCAGGAAGTTCTTTTGCTTCCTCTATATCTGCTTGTAATGCAAACCACATTCCCACTACTGTTGCAACTCCTACTAAAATTAATCCTATTGTTTTAAGGTCTAATGTAATTTTAGTTTCTTCTCCTATTTCTTTTGCCATCTTCTGTACCCTTATAATATAATAAAGTTTATTCCCATTGAGAAATCATACCAACTACGATTCCAATACTTATGGTACTTTCCTTCTGTAAATATTCCTAATGATTTTGTGAACCTATATCCAAATATTAAACCACCTGAATAATCTACCCAATTTCCACCATTGTATTTATGATAACTATATTGTTTATTACTTTTTATATGGTATGGCATCACATTCGCCCAAGAGTGTAACCAAAATTCTTTAGTATATTTGTAATAATCAAAACCCATCACTAATGAATACTCAAATTGTTGTGGAAGTAATGCTTTTTCTCTATCTACATAATCTGATAAGATTTGTGGAATCACAACTTGTTCCCATATATCTGTTGAATTTGCTACTACGTTACCATTTGGATTTAGATATTGGATATTATCTACATCACTAAAATCTACACCATATCCCATCTCTTCAATTGCTAAGTTAGTAAAGTGTATATCACCTGTTTGTAATATCCATTCTGCTAATGGGTCGAATCCATAAGGTTGTGATAATCTTTGAGCGGCTCCAATGTTTACTGAGAACTTTCTACTGAATTTGTGTCTATATCTCTGAGATGCTTCAAAGTAGTTTATATCTGCAAATTGGTCTGCTAAGTACTCTACTTTTAAAACATACTTATCAGCAATATATCTTAGGAAGTGGTCTTGACTAAGGAATGTTTTACCTTGTTGCCTTCTGTAATCTAATTCGAATAGATACTCAAATCCTTTTGATTTACTACCAATCGTTGCTGCATCTGAGAATGAATTCTCAGTACCATTTTTGAATCTGTTTTGAATATTCGGTTCATATCCAAATCTTTGAATCTTTCTTACACCAAATACTGCTGAATAATCATATGGGGTTTTTGTTTTAGTTGTCGTTAATCCATCTGTAACCGAATAATTTGTTACATCTGATATTGAATTATTACCATTGTATGCTGCATAGAATGTAGAATACTTAAATTCTTTCTTCAGAGTTTTCATAAACTTAGAAGGT